GTTCTGGCCCGAGGCGCTGGATCCCATCCCAAACTGGTTTGCAGCCGATTGGTTGGCAAAAGCCCCTTGCTGGCCCAGTTCCCCCACCTGCTGCTGGCGTAGATTCATCCCCAATCCAAACTGATTCCCAACAGCTTGGTTAGAGAAGGCCCCCTGCTGCCCCGCTTCCCCCACCTGCTGTTGGCGCAGGTTCAGCCCCAAGCCGAACTGACTTCCGGCAGCTTGGTTAGCGAAAGCCCCCTGCTGGCCCAACTCCCCTGTTTGCTGTTGGCGAAGGTTCATCCCCATCCCAAACTGGTTTGTAGCGGCCTGATTGGCAAAGGCGCCTCGCTGCCCCGCTTCATTTACTTGCTGTTGGCGGGCGTTCATGTCCATCCCGAACATGCGGGAGCCTTCCTGCCCCGACCCTATGATCGCCTGATACTGGGACTGCTCCCGGGCGTCGTTCTGGCCCTGACGCAAGTCCGACAGTGAGCGGTCGTATGCCTCGTCCCCGGGCTTCACTCCCCGGTTCCGCAACTGGGTCTCTAGGTTGGCCTGTTCCCGCCCGAAGCGCGGCTCGTTGCGCGCAGAGAAGCGGTCGTTGATTGCCCCCTCCGCCCGCTGGACATACGCCTGCGACGGGTCGATCTGCTGCGCCCCAGAGAAGTCCAGACCCCTTTGTAACTGTTCGGGGCCCACCTGCTGGGCACCAGAGAAATCCAGACCCTGCTGGAACTGGGCTGGTCCTACTTGGTGGGCACCAGAGAAGTCCAGCCCCTGTTGGAACTGGGCCGGTCCCACTTGATGGGCACCAGAGAAGTCCAGACCCCGCTGTAGCTGCTCGGGGGAGACGTTCTGCTGGTTAACCCCGGTCTGGAGGTTGGGGGCGTTGGGGGCTTGGCCACCCTGCTGGAACTGGTCCCAGTCCATCATGGATCCAAGCTCGTTGCCCACCCGGCCAAGCATACTGCCCGCGATGTCGGAACGGCCCCGTTGGAGGTCAAGCTGGGAGTCCAGAGCACCCTGGGACCGTGGGTCGAGGGTCGTGGTCTGAGTCCAGCGGTTCAGGTTCTGCTGCGTGGACTCGTCCCACTCGGGGGTGTTGCTCCACGTGGTGTTGCCGAACGGCGTCCGCTGATCTGGGCGGTTGGCCCACGTCTGCTGCTCGGTGATGTTCCGGGAGGCCGTGGCCTGCTCTCGGGCAGTGGCGGCGTAGTCAGGGGGCGGTGGTGCGCGTTTGCCCATCAGGATTCCTCTATCCAAGGACAGCTTGTTTTGCGCATCTCTTTAACCATCATGTCTACTCCAATGTCCCACCCGTCCTTGACGCGGTGGATTTCTTTGAACCCTATGGAATCTGAAAACTTCAAACAGTCCTCGTGGAACGAGGGGGTCGAGGCAAACACGATAAGGCGTCCCGCCGCTCCAAAAGCGTACCCAAATGCCTCTCTCAGTATCCCGCCGCCTGCAAGGCACCGGGCGTCCACAATCAGAACATGGGCCTGCGCGGCGGCTGGGGTCCAGTGGTCAAACCCTATGACCCCCATGATTTCCCCATCCTTGATCGCCTCCACCCCTTGGAAGTCCACTGAGGTCATGTACCCCGTGCGGCTCTCGTAGAGCGCCCGGCCCTCTGCGGAAATAGGCTGGTACTCCATCTACAGGAGGCCCCCGGTGTCGAACATGAGGTCAATGCGGACCAACAGGGTCTCCGTTCTGCTGTTGCCGTTGAGGGCTACGCCGAGCGCCCGGCCAATACCAGAGCCTCCGAACACGCGCTCTTGCGGAGACTGCGAGGCTCCCTCCCACACGGCTTGATCCCAGAGGGCGGAATCCCACAGCGCCCCAGTTGTGACGGACGTTGCCCCAAGTGCAAGCGGATCTTCAAGATCGTAGTCGTACCGGGGCAGGGCCACGTAGTTGGGCTGCGCGCCTGCCAGGAACACGGGCCGCATGAACTGGATGCGGTGGTACAACCCGGACTCCCCAGCGTCGGTGAACGCGGTCAGGAGTGACCAGTCAATCTCTGTCCCGTTGAGGCCGCTGAGTGCTACCGCGTCCTGGGTTCCGGTCAACTGGTACACAACGCTGTCCATACCCCCCGTAAAGAAGTTGCCCTTGTAGACCTCTGAGCAGTTGTAGGGGACATTTTGAAACTGCGCCCATCCACTGGTCTTGGAGGACATGACGAACTGTAGGTCGGGGAACCCCGTCTGCTTGGGGGTAGACACCATCAGCACGCTCTCGAACGGGACGTTCTTGATCTCCCACCCGAGCTGGGTCCGGCTCTCCAGCATCTTGTTCTGGATCAGGGGGGAGATGTTGCGAGAAGCATACACGTCCTGTTCCTGCACCGGGCGTCCCGATACTAGGCGGGACATGGGCAGAACTCCGTACTGGCTGAGGAGGAACAACTCGCCCCCGAACCCGTTGGCGATCCTGCGGCCTGCTGGGGGAAGGCCGATGAAGTACTGACCAGTCACTTCCCACGTTGCTGCCGTGGCGGGGTCAGATCCCCGGTAAACGATGACATCCCCGCCGGAGGAGATCGCGACGAGGTAGTCGTCGATCCCGTCTCCACCGTCCACGGTCCAGTTCCAGAGCCCTATGAGGGCACCGCCGTACTTGAACTTGTTGCCGAAGTCAAAGCGTGTGGCGGCACCGGCCACGGCCCCAGAGGCTAGGTACCACGATCTGCCCGAGTTGCGCTCCACGAACCAGAGCCGCCCCTTGTGCTGCATACAGAACACTAGGTCAGCCTCGGCAACCCCGGTGATGCCCGTAGTGACCGCCCAAGCTCCCCCTTGCTCGTACTGGAGAAGGCCGTTGGCCTCGTCCGCGTAGAAGCAAAAGTAGGCCCCGTTGTCGAGGACAAAGTTGGTCCACACGCCGATTCCCGAGGTGGCGCTGTTGATACCGAAAGTCAGGTCGGCGGTCCACGCCCCGGCACCACCGGCAGAGATGTCGAAGATCCCCGCCGAGGTCGTGGCAAACAGCCGGTCAGAGGCGGTCGTTGACCCTTGGAACGGGATGATGGTGCGGACCCCGCCCGTCCCGACGTTTGTCGCGAACTGGCGGTAGCCGGAGCGTACCCGCATCCCCCGGCCCTCGGGGATCATGTTAATGGAGTTGATGCAAAACGTGGGGTCGAGGGTAGCCAGCGGGTCTACCGCGTTGATCCCCTTGGACGGGGAGGGCAACGGGATGACCTTGATTGAGGGCTGCTTGGGAACTCTCCCCAGCACCCGACCTCCCGGATTGAACCCTGTGCGCATCTTAGCTACCGTACCCGCTCTGAGGAAGGTTGATCCACGGGTTCAGGAACGGGAACCGCGAGGCTCGGGCTAGGGTGAGCACGGGAGCCGGGGAGTTGATCCCGGAGATTGCCGCGTACATGGCTTGGAACTGCTCCAGCGAGGAGTTGGCGTCGAGGCCCTTGGCCTGCTTGTAGCGTGTGGCCAGCATCTTCGATATGAGGATGGCGTCAAACAGGAGCACGTCCGAGTTGTTGGCTACGCGGTCCGCCGTTGTAGGGCCACCGTTGACCAGTACCCAGTCCTTCGACTGGTACGAGAACACGATGTTGATGTCCGGGGGAGCCGGGGCAGGTAGAAACTGTAGCACCCGGTCTGCCAGCTTGAACGACAGATAGATGGTACTGGAGGCTTGGTTGGTGTTGACCACCGACTGCCAGATCTGTTCAGAGAGAGGCCCCGCGATGGGCAGCCCAAGCCCGAGGCCGGTAGGAGTCCACCCCGTCTGGTTAATCATGTAGCCAAAGTCGGAGGGCAGCGCGTACTGGCCGTTGGCGACGGGGGCGGCCCCTGTGCTGATCGTGTGGGTCTTGGTGAACTCTTGCCACTGGTAGACAGTAGCCAACTCACGCCCGCACTGAGACAGCAACGAGCGGAGTTGGCCTACATAGGCGGGCGCAGAGGATGCAAACGGGTCAGTAGATCCGTCGAGGCCGCACTCTGTCGCGGCGGCGTTGATTACTTCCTGTGCTGTATCGTACTGCGCCATCGGTTACTTTCCTTTCTTTTCGGTAGGTGCGAGACTCTCAACGAGCTTGTTAACCTGATCCTGGAGGGCAGAGATCTGGTTGTCCCGCTGCTCCAGTTCCTTCATCAATCGGACCGTGGGGGCACTGTCCTTGGACGCGGACAAGAACTTCTGGGCTTGGTCCTTGAGGCCCATAATACCCATCATGCTGCCCGCCAAGCCATCGGCTACGTTGGCAAGCTGCTCGACCGTGCGAATGTTGAAGTAGTCCAACTCTTTTCGCTGGCCCTCAGTCAGTAGCGGCCACCCTGCCAACGGTGTGCCCACCAGTGCGACTCCCTGGGTGCTCTTAAAGTGCTGGTACTGTAGCGGGAATCGCGCTCTGTCTACCGGCATTATGGGGCGGTGTACTGAAAGTGTCTTGTCGCCGGGGATCAAAATGGTAACAAACTCCACCTCTTTGTAGATCTCCCGCCCCTCTACTTCCGTTGCTTTTGAGTCCAGCCGGGGCTGGAGGGAGAATCGAACGGACAACCGCTTGTCATCCTCAGATCCGTACTCGCTCGACATGACGAAATCGTCGTTGCTCAACATGGTAAAACTCCAAACGTGTTATATTCCAGCCCATTAGAGGCAAGGCTGGTAGCCTAGAAACGTATTAGCGATCCGCTTCGGTGTAGATACCCGCTACTCCGATTGCCGTAGTCGTAACAGTGAGATTGGCCGTGCCGTTCGACATGGAGCACTGCGGCCCCATAAACGCTGTGGCTACGGGTAGCGTTGTGGTCTGGCTGTCCGAGTACGTTACGGCGTTTACAGTGTCGTCGAGACGCCAGAAGATGGTGTCGCCGTTCGGCGTGCAGAACATATAGAAGTCATACGAATTGCCCGCCACGATTGCGTTGGCAAGGTCGATGGGTTGCTTCGTCGTGGTCGCGGTGTTGCGAGTGACGAAGTTAAACGCACCAGATCCAGTGCTAGGGTCGGTTGTGTCGTGCCACAGCCCACACGTGTCGTTGGCGACCGTATCGGATGCCGAGACGTAGCCCGTAGACGTTGTCAGTCCTGCAAACAGCCGCACGGTCGAGGCCGGATAAAGCTCGACGATGAACCTCGCGACGTAGTAGAACCCGCCCAGCCCCACAGCAGACCCGCGCCAATAGTTTCGCGTGTTGGAGGTGGCGGCTCGGCATCCCAGTGTCTGATTCGTCGTGGTGACTACGTTCGCCCACCGCGTTCGCCGCATCTGGTTCGAGATCGCAGGCGCGGTGCTTGACGGGTTTGGGTGTGAGACCGTGCCACTCGATGTCCACACCGGGCCAATGCCAGCGCCCGACCCCGTGCCAGTAGTGCCGGTGCTGGGCACGTACATTAAGATGCGGTTCTGAAAGAACGCCGGTTGAAAACAGGTATCTACGCCGCTGGGCCCCATCCATTTGGGCATCATGCGCCCGGCCACGCTCCGGGCGTACACCCGCAGAAGATCGGTCGCGGGGGCGCTGGGCTCTGCTGCCGTTGCGCTTAAGATCAACTTGTTGTCGCTGACCCCTACTTCTGTCGCACCCGCGAGGGCACCCGCGTTGTTGAATTGGACCTGAGTTGTGCTACCGCCAGCGCCTGCTGTCGGTGCAGCCCACGTGCCGTCCGCACGCATAAAGTTGGCGGTGCCACCGCCAGACCCCGGTACCAACCCCTGCAAGCCGCTCGTGAACAGGTCCAGCAGCGTCGTGGCTTGGGTGCCAGTCAGAGACTCTTGAACGCCGGTGGCGGCTGTGATCCGCCCCATGATCCGGGCAGTAGCTACGTCGGCCTGCTTGGCCAGTGTCACCGCGCCAGCGGCAATAGTCAGGGTGTTGACGTTGGCAGCCGCCGTCACGTCCCCCGTGAACGCTGCCCGGCCAAGCGTTACAGCGGCGTTCGCGCCGCCGTCTGCAAGCGAAAGGCCCGCCCCTACGGCCAGCGTCCGCTCGTCGGTGAGCGTGCCGTTAAGCCCTATCGTGACGTAGGAGGCGTTTGTCGGGGCACCGCCGCCGCCCGTGCCCGGGGGCTCCGCCCACGTGCCATCGGCCCGCATGTAGTTTACGGTACCGCCGCCAGACCCTGGCACCGCGCCCTTGAGGCCGCTGGTGAAATTGTCAATCAGCGTGGTTGCCTGAGTTCCAGTCAGGGTTTCCTGAATACCAGCGCCCGCCGTCACGCGCCCCATAAGGCGCGCCGTGGCGATATCCGCCTGCTTGGCAAGCGTCACAGCCCCGTCGGTGATCGTCAGGGTGGTTGCGCCCGTGACCTCGCCCGTGTGAGTCGCATTGCTGACCAACCCGCTGTACAGGGTGTTGGTAGCGTTGTCGCCGGTGTTCGTACCGCTGGAGGTGCCAGAGAACGTACCGGACTGGGTAGCTAGGGTGCCTAGTCCGAGGGTAGTCCGCCCCGCTGTGGAATCCGCATCACCCAGCAGGCTCAGTCCGAATGCGGTGGCCTGCGAGTCGTCCAGCTTAGCGTCGAGGGCCGTCTGTAGGTCAGTCTGCGAGGACAGGGTGCCAGTAATTGATCCCCACGTCCCGCCCCCGGGTGGCGCGGACCACGTGGCGTCGGCTCTGAGGAAATTGGTCGTGCCGCCACCAGAGGCGGGCGCGAGCCCTTTGAGGGCCGCTGTCACGTTATCGAGCAAGGTAGTGGCCTGCGTGCCGGTCAGCACCTCTTGCGCGCCCGTCGCCGCCGTCACTCGCCCGAGCAAGCGGGCCGTGGCAACGTCGGCTTGCTTCGCGAGCGTGATCGCCCCGGCGTCCACAACCCACACGGTACCCGCAGCGGAGACGGTAATGTCCCCCTTGTCGCCGTCAGGGACAGCCGCCCCACCGGCAATCGTAACCGTAATCTCGTTCGCTGTTCGGGAGGCGACAACCCCGGCTCCCACAAAGTCAACACTGGTCACGGTGCCCGTTGTGCCGAGCCCCGAACCTTCGTCCTCAAACAAGATCGCCGCTTGCCCGCCGGAGGCTCCGCCCACTGGGGCGTACACGACAGGGCCTAGCGAGACCGCTATGAATAGCTCCGGGGGAGTAGCATCCGTGTCAACCCACAACTGGCCTAGCTGCACGCCATCTGTTGGCGGGCTGGGACCGTAGATCGCTTGACGTGTAGTAGAGTGCCGTAGCGTCATGCTGGGGGTTTCATCGTAATCTTGGGCCAGAGGTAGCCGAAGAACTTACGGGGAACCATGTCTATCCTGGCCCCGCACTTCTGGCAAGCCATGACAATTTTCTTGGCAGCGGAGGAAAGGCCCCCCGGAAATGCGTGGATCTCCCCGCAGTACTTACAGACAAACCACCTCACGGAGGTTAGTTCCCTGCGCCGCGCTGGAAGTACACTGTGCCTGTGCCCGAGGCGAGTAGCACACCTACGTTGCTGGTTTCCGGTGACAGCGAGAAGACCTCGGTTGAACCGGGGGCGATGAAAGCGTCCGTCGCGAGGGCGGTCTGTGCCCCAGCGCCGGAACGGAAGAATGCGGCGCTGGCCGTGGCGTTGTAGACGCGGACGGTATCGCCAACGCGGGTCGCGTCGAAGCCGGGCAGCGCGCCTGTGGCGCTGGTAGTGGACGCCGAGATGGCAACGTTGTTGCCTAAGCCAGAAAACGAAAGTGAGGCCATACAATCCTTCCTGTTGGGCGAGTTTAGGTTTATAGCCTAATTTCGCTAAACTCAGTATAAATGGAGGGGCCGGGGGAAAACCCCCCGACCCCGCCCTGTTGACGCCTATTACAGCGTTCGACCCACGAACGGGTAGTTAAGGTAGCCATCCGTCACAGCCGCAGCGGTCGCAGTGGCCGACAGGCGAAGCCCGTCAATCACTTCCGTGCCCGAGCCCGCGTCGTCGTCGAGGCGCCCAGGAACTGCCGTACCGTTCAACGCGGTGTTGAGCACAGCAGAAGCCGCCACGTTAATCGACGTGGGTCCATAGATCTGGACCCAACCAGCCTGCACAGCCGTATTTGAAGTGACCGTAGCAACCACAACGCCGACCCGGGGACCAGCGGCATTGCCGGGGGTCGTGGTCGTAACTGTGACCGCAGCGGTTACAAACAAGCTGCTAATCAGCACCACGTCACCAATGGCGTACGCCGTTGATGCCGGGAAGCTTACATACATATACTCTCGCACACCCGTCTGTGAGTCGATACCACCGCGAGCGCCATACGCAAATTGCGCAGACGGATTCGAGGTGCTAATAACATCCACATCCGTGATGTCGAGACCAATAACGCCAATACCTGATGCCATAAGTAATTCCTCCTTGGCTTAGTTGTTATCCCAACGACCCTGGAACTGCTGCCCAGAACTCGTCAGGTTGCCTGCCCAAGCCAGAATCTGCACTTCGGCGTCCTGGTTGACCGCGACTCGCTTATTGGGCGAGAGCGGGACCATGTTACGCGCACTGTGCGGACGCCAGTGGAGATACTTGGTGTTCAGGAAGAACGCGGTGTTTGCCGGCGCGTTGCCGTCAATACCACCGTCCAGAACCACGTCAGCATCCATGTACTTGAGAGTCGTGAAACCGAGCTTGCCAGTCTCCGTACCGGAGAACCGCTGCAAAGCCTGCAAGGACGCCAAGTAAAGGCTCCAAGTCAGGTTGTCCACAACGATGACATTCGGCTTGTCCATGCCACGGCAAAGTCGCGCATACAGACTATTCCAGCTAGCCTGAATCGTGGCTGCCGTAATAGCCGACGTGTCCACAACTTTGTGCTGCCAGAACGGCCAAGACGCACGGTCAATACCACCGTAAACGCCCGAGGTGTTCGCAACCGGGAGTGCAGCACCGAGGCCGGTGATCTGCTTGCCGCCCGAACCCGTACCGTCCGAGTAGATGCCGTTGGCAATGAGGTTTGCCATCGAAGCAAACGCCACCTCCATGCGGCCTTCCAGAAGGTCGATGGTCTGCTCTTTGCCCGAATTCTGGAGCATCTCAAGCCCCGAAATCGTGACCGGAACAGCCACCTGCTTGATCTGGTACTCCGCCGCAGAGATCACGTCCTGCGCCGCAACCGGCAGAAGGTCATAACCGCTGTAGTAACCGGCGTTGCCGTTACTGGCGAACGAAATCTCTTGAAGGATCGAGGATCCACCTGACACAGTTTTGACGTTACCACGCTTTTTCAACCACGCGAGAAGTGCGTTGTTGTCGGTCACGTTGTCCGCGATCTGGCCCGTTCGGCTCTGAATCGTGGTTGCAACAATGTCCGAGATTGAACTATTTGCAAAGGCCATGAGGCCCTCCTTTAGTCTTTAACTCAGTTTTAGGGTTGTCTTTTCCACAATCGCGCTTGGGTCAATAAGGAGACCGGGGGACCGGGCCTTGCGTACTAGCGGACAGGAACATCAAAGGAATCCTTGTAGGTTCGCCCGGGGGCGATGGCCTAGAGGGGAGACTCTACGACCCCATCGCCGCAACAATGGTGTCGCGGAGAGATTGGGGTTTGCCGTCCGGGGAGCCTTTAGGGCCTCCCGAGACAGAACCGGACGCTTTTCTGGACTTAGCCAGAATCGCGGCGGCTTCGGAAACATTGGGGGTGGGGGCGACCCCCTGGGTTATCCCCACAGACAGGTCGTACGCCTGCCGCATCGACAGTGAACGCCCACGGGCGTTGGCACTCTCCAGCAAGTCGGCCATGTCCTCCCGAACGGACTCGAAGTGCGGCAAAGCGGCCACCGCCTGAATCTCACGGTCCACCTTGGCGGCCTGACTGGCTTGCACTTGTTCGGCAAGTCCGAACAGGGGGGCAAGCTCCGGGATCGACCTCGGGTCGAACCTCGGGGCGGGCGGGGTGTAGGTAGCCGCCTGCGGGCCTTGCACCAGCAACTCGTCGAGGGCACCGATGTCCACCCCGAACTGGTGGACCAAGTGTGCAACAATCTGGGCTTTCTGCGCCTGACTGCCCAGTTCAAGGGTAGCCCGGGTCTGAAACAGGGACTCCACGGCCACCATTGGGTCCGTTACCCCGTACTTCTGCATCAAGGGCATGTACGGGTGCAAGGTTCGTTCTAAGTTCTGGCTGACCTTCCGGGCCTCTGCCGTCTGGGTCATGGCCCTCTGAACGTCTGCTTCTCGGCGTAGGACCGCCTGACGGGCCTCCGGCGGGATCTTGCCCCAGTGGGCCTTCTCCCCGTGCCGCCACGAGATAGGCGCGGCCTCTACCGTCTCTTGCACCGGGGCCGGGGCTTGGCGGGTCGTTGGGGTCGTGTCTCCCTCTTGAACCGTCGCCTCCGCCGTCACCTGTAACGATTCTGGGGCCCCTACGTGGGAGGCCTCTACCTCGGTAGCGGGGGTAGGCTCCGCAGCCTCTACGGTGGGTTCTGGCGGGGTCTCCGCGTCGTCCATTGCACGGGTCAGGGCTTCTCGCATTGATTCAGACATTAGAGCATGGTCCTTTCGGTGGCCAAGAGAGTGTTATAGTACCGAACTTGGGGTGTCGGTCGTCCCGTCCTATCGCCAAGTACCGCTGGATATCATTTGGTTCCTGACGTGTTCAAAAGAGTCGTTGAGGGAACTCAGCGTGTCCCGCCGTCGAACGACGTTGTGGTCCGCCTTCTTCTGGCCCCGAAGATCCTCAGTGAGGACAACATCGTGGCGTTTCATGTGGTCCCGGAGGCCGGAGCGGGAGCTAATCACGGTCCCGTCAATGGGGGAAACGTAGGGCTCGATATCTCCGAGAATCTTCGGTAGGAGATCTTCCTCCCAGACCTCTGTGCCCTTCTCGACCATCTCCTTGAGGATGGGGTCATAGACGTACCTACGTCGCATCTTTGGCTCCTTTCTTGGCTTGGGCGGCCTTGTCCTTGTTCATCTGCTTCTGGGACGCGACCTTATCTTCCTGCATCTGCTGCTGGGAGTCGGCCTTGTCCTCCTGCATCGAGTGCTGGATCTCGGCCTTGTGCTCGTCCGCTTGCATCTTGATCTGCGCCGTCATCATCGTGGTCTGGAGCTTCATCTCCAACTCCTTCACCCGGAGCATGTGCTCCTGCTGGGACTGCTGCATCTCAAGCTGGAACCGTTCCTTGTCCTGCGCCAACTCGGCCTGCATCTTCATCATGTCCGCTTGGTGGGTCTGCTGGGCCATCTGGCCCTCCATCTGGAGCCGCTTCTCCTCGGTCTGAGCCTTGATCTGCTCCGGGTCTGGCGGCTGGGGCTGCTGGGCCTTCTCTTGGAGAGCCTTCTCCATGCCCACAATGGCTTGGTCGATGACCCCCTCCATCTGGGAGGCCCCCTTGTACCCGGCTATGCTGAACTGGAGCAACTGGAGCAGGAACGGGGCGGAGGTCGGCATCATCTCGATCATGGGCATCGCCATACCGAGGAACTGGGAGACGCCCTGAATCAGGGCTGTGCGCTCCTCCCGAACGGCGTCGAGGTTCTCCTGAGCCATGCTCTCGGACTTGATCGAGATGCGGATGTTGAACGCACCCGGGGTCTTGATCAACTGGACCGCCTGCTCAATCAGGGGGGCGTCCGGCGTGTTCTGGATGTTGGACAACTCCACGATCCGCTGGGGGTCGTAGTAGCGTTGGATCAACTGGACCTTCTTGTTCAGGAGGTCCGTGGCAAAGCGGGCAAACTCGTCCTGAACGGCCTGAATACGGGCAGACCCGAACTGGGCCTTGATCTTCTGCTCCGTCGCGGTGACACCCGTAGTGGTGGCTTGGCCCCGCATGATGTCGGACATCCCGGTGACTTGGTACAACTGGTTGATCCGACTCAGTTGCTGCTGGGTCAGGATGTTGACCGCGTTGACCACAGCCTCAATCGGCAGCCAGTCCACGGCACCCTTGAGGCCCCCTGACTCGGCAAACATGGCCCAGTTATCGACCGGGACAAGCTGATTCTCGACGGTCTCGGTGAGCATCCGAGCCACGTCCTTGTTCGCCCGGTTGTAGACACCCACGCACTTGACGGCTTTGGTCAGCATCGCGATGCGCGACTCTAGCTCGTCGATCTCGTCGTACAAGTCCTTGGAGAGCGAAAAGTCCGGCTTCGGGAGGTACTTGGCCGTGGTCGTGTTGGCGATCATGGGCCGGGCGTCCGGGTAGAACCCGTCCAACCCCAGCATGTCCACCTCACGGTCGAGTATCTTGTCGTAGCCCTCTATGACCCAGACCGTCTCCCGTTTCTCCTCGGACCAGATCTCCCAGACCTCGGCCTCGGGGACAATCGACTCTACGGTAGAGCTTCTCTCACCGTTGAGGCGGGGGGAATTGTTGGTCGAGTAGGGGATAGCGTCCGCAATCTCATCGCCAAACCGTGCCCTGATCTCCTTTTTGCGCATGTAGGCGCGAAATGCCTTCCAGCGCACCTCCTGAGCCGTACGGGCGGGGGACCATCGAATATCCTTCCAGTTGACGTGCAGGAGGTCGCACCACTCGTCCGTCTTGGTGGCGGGGATACCCGCCTCATCATCTCCACCCTCCTCCTCCATCGAGTACTTCACCCGAGCGCACCCGAGGCCCGTCAACAGACGGTCCTGGAGGGCAGCACGCAGGACATCATCCAGCTTGTCCTCGGGGTCGTTCATGTCGTTCTGGAGGATGCGAGTCACCATCTCCGCCGCTACCCGGGCTACATCGTCCGTGGGATCGAAGAACCGGCGGTCGGCCTCTACCTTGGGGATCTTCGCGTAGAGCATCGACTCCAAGATGGTGATGTTGGAGTGGTACAGGTTAAGCCGGTACGCGCACCCGTCAAGGTCCATGTCCCCGTGGTCGTCGAGGTAGCGCCGGATGGACTCATCCGCTTGCTTGTGCCACTTGTCGAAGAACTTCTTAGAGGACGCCAGCTCACTCTGCCACGCTTTAGACGAATCCTCGTCCTCGTCCTGCTCCTCGGAGGAAACACCCGTAACCACTCGGGTAAGGTCTTGTCGGAGGTCTGCGGGCAAAGGTCAATCCTCGTTTAGGCCGAACGACGACGGCGAGCGCCTTCATCGTGGGCAGTCCATAGTTCATCCAGCGTGTAGCCTACCACCCGGGGGGCTTTAGCTACCTCTGGCTCTCGTGTCCATATACGGGCCATGCACCCGTAGCGCAAGCTGTCCGGGGCGTGATCCTCAGCGTCCGTGTCCACGTCCTCGGGCTTGGTCACATCGTGAGGCAAGGAGGGCAGCGTGCGGATGATCTCTGAGCAAGTCGAGAAGAAGTACAGCATGGGGCCATCTTCCCCACCCTGTAGCCTTTCCCGAACCTGCGACCACCCCGGGATTCTCTTGTTGTCCCCCCGGCGGAACATGATGTTGGCGTCCGTGACCTTGGCCATCGTCTCAGCGATGGAGGGACCACCGTTCTGGGCGTAGGCGGCAGGGTCAATGACCGAATCGTCAATTCTCTCACCACTCTCCCGGTCCAAGATCCCGTTGGCGATGTCCTCGTTCCTGAGCTTGAGGCCGACCCATCGGCCCTCGGTGGTCATCTTGCCACCGTACCACTCCCGGTAGATAATCATGGCTCCCTTGGGAAACACTCGGCCCCCCTCTACCGGGGTACCATCGGAAATAGCCCCCCAGAGAACCGAGAACGGGGCGGCAGAGCCCCAGTCCATCATCCGTAGCTTTGTCCAGTCCGTGGGGATCGCAAACGGCACCAGAACGTGCTTTGCCGTCGAGAACTCCGAAAAGTAGGCTCCTTGAACCGCGTCCCAGTCTCCATCCAGCCAAGCTCGAACCTGCTCCGGGGAGCCGGTGGACTTGAGTAGCTGCACGTAGGTCGGGTCAGCCTCCAGCAGGATCTTGTTGTCCGTAACCCGCGCCTTGACGTACAAACGGGTTCGGTTGGTGTCTGGATCTTGCAGAAGCTGGCCCCCGAGGGGGTAGCGGTCAATCCCGAAGTACGTTTTGACCCAGTTGTGCCCCGGTCCCCCGGGGTTTCCCGTGGCCCGTATCCGCTTGCAAGTGTGCAAGGGGTTCGGGGAGCGCAACGTCGCCTTCAGCTTCATGTACAGCTCGGGAGTTGGCCACGTGGTCAACTCGTCGTACCCAATCCACGTGTACTCGTGCCCGTGGTACTGCATCCAGTCGTCCGGGGACTCCGCGTAGCGCATCTTGAGCTGGGCACCGTTCTGCCACGTCCACGACTTGTCCGAAACCCGCCAATCGACCTTGTCCTTGCCGAACCACAGGGGGTACATCTCCTGGGACTTACGGATCAAGTCCTCCAACTGGGGGAGGGTGCGTCTAAAGAGGATTCCGTACCACGTACTGCCCCCCTCACGCGGGATGTCTTGGGCGAAGTCCCCCAGCAACCAAGAGGACTTGCCCCCGCCCCGGGCCCCGCCGTAGAACAGCTCGTCAATCCAAGCCTTTTCAGTGGCTACCTGCTGGGGGCCGGGTTGCGCCTTCCAAGGTATGAGGATCTGGCCCTTAGGCACGATCTGGGGCGGCGAAGGTGCCGTCCTCGGCCTGCAAGAGGGCGATATCCGGCTTTTTCTCCCGGGTCTCGACGTGAACGAACGTGGTGCGGTTGTCTATCGAGATCTTTTGCTCCGTTCGAGCCAACTTGGGGAGTTTGAACTCCAAAAGGTCGAGGTAGAACCGCAGGGCCTTCTCAGGCTCCCACAGCGCCATCTGATTAAGCATGGCCCCAGCTTTACCGTGGAACTGATCCACAATCTTTGCCACCGCGTCATCGGCTCTGGCCTCCGGGGTGTCCCCCTCAAGCTGTAGGTCGATCTCAAGCCCAGCAGGGTTCAAGGGCTGGACGAACCCATCGTCGTCCACCTCCCTGTTGGTGGCGTGAGAGGCCAACCGGTTGACCGCCTCCCTTGCTTGCTGCAACTGCTCCTTCGTCATCGTGGAGTGCGCAAGCAAGTTAGGGGGCCTGCCCCGGGGTCTCCCCGTCTTACGGTACGTTCTCGGCACGTTAGGGGCTAGAGCGGAGCCCGGCCCACGTGCTCGGTCGGGTCAGGGGGATCGAACCCGGGAACAGCGTTCTGGGCCACGTCCTCGTGGTCGTACGCCTCGAGAGTTACCGGGGAACGCCGTTTGAACCGGGACGGTAGAGGCGAGGTCCCTCTCGGGGTCATCGCAACACCTTGTGCAACCGACACCTCGGGAGGGGCCGCAACGATGCGGTTAGGTTGGTTGGCAAGGGCTATTGCCCGAGAGAGAGCCTCATTGAGCTTGTACCCGTCACCAATCGTGGCGGGGGAGCGTCCTGCGAGATCAATCAAAAGGCCGAATTCCTGGGGGGTCAAGTAGGGGTCAGTCATAGAGATCTCCAAGAGGCTATTTGTTAGGTAGACGGACCCTTGTACCACGGTTTTCACAAGGGTACTGACGGCTAGGGTCCGAGAGCCGAGACGAAATCAATGAGTTAATTGAGGTTTAATAGAATTGAGTTTTCTGTTAAAGATTAGCCCTTCGCTTAAAAAAAGAGGTACCGCACCGAGGTCGGCCTCGCCGACCGAGTGTCGCCCCGCTAGCCCGCTCTCCACTCGTTACGGCTCCGACCTCGCAGACCAGAACCTAGTATCTTCGCGCCCGCCCCCAAAAGGCGGGGCGCGTCTCAAGACCAGAACCAGAGCGCCTCCGGCGGTTGAATCCAGCCCGTCGGGCCAAGCCCTCCGGTCTGGATATCTTATAGCCCTTCGGGGGGCTTAGAGTATTTTACTGAGTTGTGTCAAGGACTGTCAAGAACTATTTTTAGGTACCAGCTAAACGTTTACTAAACGGTCGATAACCGTTTGCTAAA